GCACTCTAGCGTTAATAGTTCCTAGAGCAGTCAAGAGGTCTGACTCGTCCTGCAGGATCTTTGTGGCAGTCTTGTTTTGTCCCGTGTCCATAGCCTCATTCATGGTGCGCCGAATGATAGCAAAGATTTCGTTACGGGCTATAGCACCCTTCTTTCCTTCCTGACGCTTCAGCGTGTCAGCACCGTAGTTTTTCTTGATCCACGAGTCTAGCTCGCGCCTTGCCGCCAGCATACCCATAGCGGTCTGCGGGTGTGACGCGAGGATCTGCTGAACTTGTGACATAGCACGTTTAGATTCTTCTGCGAGCTTTTTTGCCCCTAGTCCTTGGTTCTGCGAGATCCACTGAGTTAGTTTCTCTCCCATCGTCTGCTGTGCCTGACTGTGGGATACCTCAGAATTGTCTCTTTTCAGGATACTAAGGAGCTTTGCATCTAGGCTGTTTACAGCGCCTACAATACTCTTTGCGTTAGCCCTGTCAGTTCTCGACGGGTCAACACGGGCGTACCTCTTAACCGTGTCAATGATCCTACGCTCCAGAGAAGACAGTATAGTTTCCTGCCTTCTAAATATTCCACGAGGCTCAGTAGTCTGCTGGTTAGTCTGCTCGTAGGATTTACGCGGTGCTATGACTTTCCAGATTCCCCGCTCTAGCGTAGTCATATTGCTCACGGTCCTAGACTTCTCATCAAAGAAAGAGACGCGAGGCAACGAGTTATCTGAAGTGCTAACAGGTTTAGCGTCAGGCCCTCTTCTGTGCCATCCAGCTACGTTGAACACGCTCTCGACAACCAGAGCCATCTCTGGATTCTCTTTCTTAAAAATAATCCACTCGTTCTGACCAGCCTGTAGAGCTTGTTGAGCCTTCTTACCCAAAGGATGCTCTACGAAAGCAGAGACGGCCTCCTGAATCTCAGCCTTAGCCGCTTCCTCTATGTCATCAGGAATCATCAAGGAGTAACCGTCCATTGACAACGTGTAAATGTCGCCAAATAAGTCCCACCCTAAGCCTGCCATAGCACCAGCACCGCCTAAGAACTTACTGGAAGTCGTAAGGCCCTCTGAGTACGGACCCTCCTCTCTGTAGATGTCTGAGGCCTGCTGTACTCGTCCTGTAATGGACCCTAGTGCGCTCTCTTCAAATTTCTTTAGGGGTGTCCTAGTATCCTTAGGCTCTTGCGGAGAGACGCCTGCCTCTACCAAGTTTTCCTGTTGTTTTTGTATGCCTATCTTTTCAGCCTCAAAGTCTTCACTAGAAATTTTGACAACCTTAGGCCCTCCAGAGACAGGACGGGCGCTGGCCTTTTCTTGCTCAAAGTCTTCTTCGGATATTTTAATAACAGTCGCGTTTGCCATTTTTACCTCAGGAGCTTGATAGTTTCACCATTGGGGGATTTTACTAAAATAGATCCCTCGTTTTCGTTGACAACAATTTGACCGCCCATTTGTTCATACATACGAGCAAACTCAGGCTGCATCCAATCGACGCTTCCTGCCCACTCTTCTAGCTTGGCGTCAGGACCAAACTTAGCCTTTGTAATTAAAGACGTATAGTACGCATCTATTTTTTGGAGTGCCTGAGTTAAGTCCTCTTTAGACATAAGACCGTCTAAGCTGTCGATGGTTGACTGAAGCAACAGGTTTTCAATGTTAGACACCTGACCCAGTGTTGATCCTGCGTCTTTAATTGTCAACAACTGGTCAAAACCTACGTTAGCCTTGATGCTAGTCAGGTAGTTCTCAAAACGTCTTGCCTCAGTGTCTGGTAAAAACTTCTGAAGCTGTTTCCAGCCGCCTACGTTTTCGTTCCTATCGATCATTCCTAGAGCATCAGAAATACTAAGTTTTACTCTCTGTGCCTTAAGGATAGCCTCGTTTGACTTGTTTATTGCTTTTGCTTCAGCTTCAGCAGCAGCCCTGCTCTCGTATTCGCCTTTAGGAACACCGTTTTCAAATGTGTAAAATATACCATCCTTTTCTTTTACGGTAATCGTAGCCTTCTCAGGACCAGCAGAAGCGCCTAGCACCTGTTGACCAACTACACGGCCTGATTTATCTGTCAAAAAATTAACTTGCTGCATTGTACCAGAAATAGGCTCAAAAATTTCTTGTCTAAACGACGACCCACCTGTTCCTCCTTTTCCTGCGTTATAAGCCTCCATAATCTGCGCTTGTGTTCCACCCTGCATCAAAACAGAATTAACACCCTCTCGCAAGTCTGCCAGAGGCACATCGCGAGAAGCAGCTTGGGTAATAGCCATAAGACCACCCTGTACGCCCCTCTGCTGTCCTGTAGCCTCCTTTGCTGTAGCCGCCTTAGCCGCATCAAAGAACAACTTCGCCATGTCGTTGTTACCCTTTGATGCGTACCTCTGCCCGATAGCATTTAGCTGTGCGGGGTTGTTAGCGTTTTGCTGAAGTAACTGCTGTACTTCTTGAGCAGTCTTTTCTTTTTCAATACGCGCCCCACGAGCTTCTATGCCTTTGCCAACACCAGACAACATCCCACCGAGGCCCTCACCAAATCTGTCAACCCCTTGGCTAATCTGTTGCCCAATACTCTGACCGCTTTTGGCAAGCATACCGCCAATGTCGTAGTTTCTAATAGCCATTGCTTGCGCTCCTTAAATTAGCTTTGAGTAGTTGACTGTCAGATAGCCGTGATCGCCACGGGTAACCGCTTCTGGCATAACTTGCTGAACCTCTTGAGCAAGGACACCAACCGTAGGAGTATCTCCCGCGAGACGCTTGCCTTCTTCAGTCCAATCCCAAGTGTACAGGTTTATACCACTGTCGAGAGAACCTACTTTAGTGATGTTCTCTTTCAGCCTTACGTCACTAGGCCAGTTAGCAATAAGGGACGATACAACATCGGCAGTTCCACCAGTTATTGACCCGAGCAGTCCTCCAGCACCACCAAACATTGAGCCGTACAACTCGCCCAACGCTGCCTGTTGTCCTACGCTACCAGAGAGGTTAGCCAGAGCAGTTTCTAGGTCGTACTCACCCTGCTGTCTACGTGCTACATCAGCCATACTAGCAACATCAAGAGACGGAGCAAAGGAAGACAACAGTGCCGCCTGTGGTGCGTAGCTCTGTTGCAAGAACTGACCGCCCAAGGACGCTTGTTGTGCCTGCTCTGTTTGTGCCTGTTGCATCGCACCCAGCATTGCTTGATTTCTAGCTTCAGCCTGTGCTTTTTCCATAGCAAACGCTTCAGGAGTACCACCAAACATATTGGTTTGAACACCTAGGCGTCCCTGATTAGCCAAGCGTTCTTCCAGCATTAGACGCTGACGTTCTTCCTCAGGAGACTGAGCAGCCCTAATGCGCTGGTAAATGTCCTGCTCACGTTGTGCTGTAGGAGCCATCGCTTGACCGTAGAGGTTTCCAGCGCCCCCAAACAACTGTTGTTGCATCGCCGCCTGTTGAGGGTCTAACGTAAACGTAGTCCCTTCTGGACCGCCTGTTACACCACCAACGCTAGAAGCAACCGTAAAGGGCTTAAACGTCATATCAGGGGCTGTTATTTGCTCCAGAGGGGTAGTATACAGTCCCTTAATTTCTGAGGGAATTTCGGTATATAAATCAGACGCAACGCCACCTAAAAGATCACTTAGGATTCCCATTAGTAAGTACCTCCATCAATCGTGACGGTATCGGCACTTCCTAAGTCAACAACTACATTACCTGTAATTGTTAAATTTGGCACTGTCACCGTTCCAGTAAAAGTAGGAGAAGCTAAGTTAGCCTTAGTTGCGCTTGCTGTTGCAATCGCGTTGAACTCAGTATCAAACTCACTACCACGAATAACCTTGCCACTATCTCCAGAAGGTAAACTGTCCTTAGCGGTAAAGTTTGTTGTCTTTGTATAATTGCTCATACTGTTTTACCTATTAATGCTAATACGTTAATTTCTTGGAGAGATAAAGCAAAGCCGTTTATGTCAGCCTCCATGCCAATAGTTATCACACTACCGTTCCCTGTGCCTGCCACCGCGTTTTTAGTGGTCAGTTCTCCACCTGTATATTCACCTATATTAAACTCATCCACCGAATAAAACGCTGGCGTTTGGTTACCCACATTAAAACTGTACGTCTTAAAGGCTGTCCCAAAATCGTAAGCCCACTTCATAAATACTGTAGCACCAGAAGCACCAACAATCGTGGGTCTAACTTTTTTTAGCAGTTTAATTTTTGCAGGCTCACCAAAAGTTAAGCCGGGGCTGTAATACCTAAAGCGGTACGGAGATGTATTATCCTTATAGCCTGCATACGTACCAAGGCCATCAGACGTACCAACATATAACGTACCGTCTGTATGGCGTTCAAACGACTTGTGACCAGCAGAAGGCCAACGAGTAACCCTGTACGAATTATTTTCTAATTTACCCTTAAGATCAAAACAATAAACAGTTGATTCACCGGGAAACGCGATTAGATAAAAAGAGTTTTCAGGACTGTACACAGAAGCTGTAGGTTGGCTTCTTGTTTCTATTACTGAAATTAATTCTGTCTTAATGTTTAAACTCAGGTCAGACAGCGGTAAAGATTTCTCTTGTATCGTTCGCCCCAAACTGCGTAAACCAGAAGGAGACATAAACAACACATCTGTACCAATATGCTGTACAGAGTTTCTACAGATGCACCCGACCCCCGCAACAGTGTCGTGAATCGCCATGCTTGCAGGACTAGAGGCTCCCGAATAAACAACTAAACTGTGTTTACCAAAAACAACTAAAAAATCGTTGTGAGCAGCTAATGCTCTAACTTCGTCGTATCCATCAGGCCATGCCTTAGATACATCTATAGAACCGCTGGAGCCGCTAGAAAAATTACTGCCGTCCAAAAGGTCTGACCAATAAATAGTTTGTGTGTCAGTTGCGTTGTCTACAATCC